CGCCGAAGCGCCCCGATCCTCCCTTCACTTCCTTGCCGCCGACGAAGTGTCCAATCTCACGCATCGAGCTTCTCCTTGGGAACATTGAGCGGCGCTGCGGCCGCTTTGGTAAGGCCATTGTGCAGGTTTTTGCACGCTGGTCACCGGGTTGCCATTTCTCAATAACGTCGCAGCGTCTGCATCCGTATCGACACGACGCGCCGGCGCAGCGGCGGGCCCGGTACGGCCGCGTCGCTCGTAAAAGGCCGTTGCGAATAGGTCAAATCGCCCTGCGATCATCCCCGGCACCCCGATTGCCAAGCGGCTCAATGTCACCACAACGTCCGCGAGCGCTGCCACTGAGCGAAAGTTGCATAGGTAACCCTCCCTTAAGCGGCATGCAGGTACCGTGCAGACGCTCAGAACGAGCGCGTCTCGCGGGGCGGGAGTGGGTTATGGACATTTCCACGGGCCTCGGCCTACTTGCCGGGGTGATCGTCGTTCTGACCATGATTTTCATGGGCGGCGATCTGCGGTTGTTTATCGCCGACTGAATTGAGGAAGTAGGCTATTTTGCTGTGCTTACGCGGGAGTAGCAACTATGTGTCTACGCTGTGTCTGCACAGCCTTTGCCGGCGAACACTAGACGCAGCGTCAAGATTTTCCGCCGCTAAAGATATCCCAGCCTGACGACCACCCGCTGCCACCACCACGGGAGGGCGTGCCGGTGCTTCTGCCGGTGAAGAGATCGAACGGCTGATTCATTTCGCTGCCCTTGGCGTAGCGCTGTTGCCGCTGTGACTGCGGGTCGCGCCAGAAGCTCTGCATGCCGGGTCGCGGCGCCAGCTCTTCCGCCTTGCCGATGGATATCACTGCGGTGCGCAGCGCGGACATAAGGTCGTCGTCCTCTTTCACGATCTGATTATTCTCGTAGTGATAGTGTCGATATTCCTCGAGCACTTCGGTCAGGTGCGCGGCAATCTTCAGACGGCCCTTTGCAAACCGTTCAGTCATTAAACGAATGCCGGCGGCGGTCTCGTAGCTGGTCGACCCCGGAAGGGTTGCGTGGCCGCCGCACATGTTGAGGCCGAGCTGCCGGTACATCTGACTTATGGTTTTTCCACTCTCCAAACCGCGAAGGTTCCCGTCGTGTGGCCAAGCGACCTTTGCATCCCAGCAAGGATGGCGCTGCATCAACGCGACATGCCCCGCCGCCAGCATTCGATATGCCTTGATCGCGTGCATCACGTAAATCGTGTCGCTCTCGCGATGGTAACAACAAAGCACGGCGGCAAACGGGTGCGCGCTCGGGCTCTCACCGGCATGGGAAAAATCCACGCCCCAGAGCCAAGGCCAGTGTGCAGGAACGCTTCTCGGATCGAGACTATGTGTGATTTCGTTTTCAGGCGTCATAAAGACGGCGCCGGCGCCCTGCATGAACTCACCGTCGACACGGGTCGCGCGCTCGCGCTCATTGTACTGCCCGGCAATCTCGGCGCGTCGCTCGGCCGGAATGTGCTCGGCGTCAGCCATGCGCAGACGAGTTTCGATGGTGCCGGGCTCTCTGCTGGCAAATCGTTTGAAGAGCGGTGTCCGCCCCAGCACCGGCGTCGCCGTGAGAATAATACGGCCGTTCGTTGCCGTTAGCCGCGCTAACGCCTCGCTATAGACGATGTCATCGCCGGGATCTTCATCGAGCCAGACCAGGTCGACGGATTCGCCCTGGAAGGCTTGCCGGTCCATCTCGTAGGTTTTGAACCGGATGATCGCCGAGCCACCGACGTCGCGACGCAAAGTGACGGTGTCGACGAAGTCGCTAATGCCTCGCGCCATCGTTGGCCGCCCGACGATGTTATCGAGTGGTATCATGCCGGTGCCGAGACCGTCACGCTGCCGAACGTCGCCAAGTAATTTGACCTGCTCGCCGTCGCGCGTTGTTATCGATGTCGTGCTCGCAGCCCACCCAATGAAGTCATACGGGCGCTCGATCTTCGGCACTACATGGCGGCGGCCTTCATACCATTCTGGATATAGCCCAAGTGAGTCGAATGTCGTATGCGCGGCGCCGGCCGTGGTTTTGCCCAATTGATTTCCGGCGCGGAGCGCAACTTCACGCTCGTATGTGTCATGAAATGCCTTTTGGCCTTTGTTGGGTCTGTAAAAATCGATGCGGTTTGCGCCGATATTCCGCCTCGCTATGCATTTTCTTGGCATGCCGGCGAACCTCGTTTGCGTCCGGGCCTAGTTCTTCCTTTTCGTCAGCCATCTGTCACGTCCTCGGCCCTTGCTTCAATCAGTTTCGGTGCAGTCTTCGCGTCCTCGGCTTCCAGCATGCGCTCGTAACGGCCGAGACCGCTAAAGCCGAAAACCTCGATTAGCTTCTCCCGCGCGACGCCGAGCGAACGGAGTGTGCGGAGCTGTGCCACCGCCTCGGCATCGTGATCGACGCGGTGAGTAACCTCGACCGTATGCCTGGTCTCGATCGGGTGTACTCGGCTCAAGACCGCATCAATGGCGCGCATGTGGTCCCGATGGTCGGGGTTCTCGACGAGGTGCTCAAGAGCACGAATCGCCCGCGGCGCCGCCGACCGAATCCGCCGTTTGTCTTCCTCCGCCAAGGCCTCGATAATACGGGTCTCGCTCATCAGCTTGGACGCGATGGAGCTCATCGATAGCTGCGAGCTCTCCGCAGTGCCAAAGCCGGCCATCTTGGCCGCCGTAGTCTGCGCACCAAAGCCGCGCGGCGCCTGATAGAGCGCAACCACAAAAGCTCGGCGGCGGTAGTCCAAAGCCGCCATTGCCGGGCCCCAGCCATCGGCGCTCACAATTTCCAGCAGTTCCGGCACTGGCTCGCTGCGGGGTAAACCCGCTTTGGTCTTGCCGGGAGTGACGGGCGGATATTTCCGGGGGCGGGTCATTAATCCAGCGCGTTTAATTCATCCACGCGCGCATACGCCAATGGAGATAGTCCATCGTCACGGCTCGCTCTTCTGCCGGGAGCGATCGGATCAGAGTGGCCACGACAATGCGGGTTTGATTCGCACACTCTTCTGGCCCGGCTTCCTCCAAAGCATCGGCCAACACACAGAAAGCCGGCGCATACGCTAGCCTCATTTCGCATCGTCCCGGATCTGCGACGACAAAATAATGGACATCAAACTCATCTGCTGGCGCGCCTTTCTGTCGCCATCCAAATAACCCCGGACCCAACTTTTATCTTTGAACAGCCGCTCTTTCAGCCGCTTCGTGTCGTCATACTCTTGTTTGCTCACAGGACCGCCGTTGGCGAGTTGCTGCAGCGTGTCCTGGCCGAGATCGGCAAATTCTTGCCAGGTATTCAGTCGAGCTTCGGCTTCTGCCGGATTCACACCGCCGATCACGACACCGGTTGGTGACGCGAGCGTTCGTTGCAACTGCGCAAGCTTATTTAGCGCGCTCCCATCTTTGCGGGCGACCAGTTCGCGGAACTGGGGATCGGAGTTGACCTTCTGCAATTCCGCCATCGCTGCCGCGCGTGCGGCCGATGTTTCGGTCACCGGTGTGACGGTGGGCGAATCACCAAGGAGCGACGTTGCGCCGACGGGCGGTGCGCTGGGCGGGGTGTCGGTCATTTCGGGTGTGCCTTCACATAGTCATCAAACTTACCAACCGGCGTTATGATCACATTGCGATCGCCCGGCCGCGACACAAACAGCGTTTCTCCGCGGTACCAAATATGGTCCAGGGTCTTGGACAAATCTTCCTGTAGATTTGAAAAGGGTATGGCAATCATGCGGCGGCTCCGGTTTTCTCATCAGTTTGTTGAACGTGATTGTTTCGCCGCAGCCGAGCAACAAAGGCGGCGCCGGCGCCGGCAACAACATCAGAAAGAGCGCGCGCCTCTAACCCAACAACGCCGGGGACGGGCTGAGGATTTGGAATCGAAGATTGCCGATCCCATGACGGCCGGCCGGCTGAATGAAGCATCACAGCTAGGGCTCGACGAAGCTCACCGATGTCCTCGAAATCAGATGCGTGCGGTAAGGGCATGCCCTCGGGCCATTTGCTCACTAGTGCACTTTTCCAGCCGATTAATAGGTGCCAGCGCGCTGCTGGCGCACGGCTTGCTCCAGCGCAGCGATACGATCCTTGAGAATAACGGCGGAGCGATTGGCTTCGCTGATCCGTTCATCAATCCGCACGACATCGCTGAGCTCGTCGGAGCCCTCGAGAGCGGAAACCCTCTCGCCGGCCAGGGCGACAAGCTTGGCCTCGACATCAGCGAGCTTGCCCCGCGCGGTGGCCAAGCCGGCGCTCGGGTCACGTTTAATGATGGTCGGCAACCTCATTCTCGGAGATCCTTTCCCTCAACCGCCGCGCACAGATATCGACCAGACGGCGGCGGACATAGCCGGCCAGCGTACGACCTTCCTCGGCCGCCACAGCCGCAAGCTCATCCCGCAGCGGCTGGGAAATACGGATGACAACCTGCGTTTCGCGTAAAGCCTTGGCCATGTGCTGATGATCATGCGTGCAATTGAATGCCCGCAACGCACCGCTCGGGCGGCGAGCGCTCCCGGCCGATCGCATTGGAAATAGGCGCGGATTTCTGCAGAGTTTCTGATCCTCCAATCCGCTTGGCCGCGCCGACGAGGCGATCGAATAAGTTACTGAAATCCATGGAGAGCTGTGCTAGCAGTTAACAAGAACGATCTTCGAGGGGAAATCGAAGATGGCAAAGACTGATGTTTTCGCTGATGGTGAGCGAGAAAAAGAAGATCATCCGCACCGCCGCATACTCCCTAGTTATGTGCCTCCCCCGGGCCCCCCCACGCCCGATCCCGAGCCTCAACGACCCAAAGATCCCCCTAGACGACCCACCGACCCACCGCCGCCTTGGCCACCCTTGCCGGAACCCCCTCCGCGACGATTTCCGTAAACATGTCGGATCTTTTTAAAGGGTTAGCTGGTGGCGGATTGGCGGGCCTAACTGCCTGGATATTGCCGTCGGGCTTTGTATTGGGTCTGTTTTGGCTGGTGGTGTACCCGCAGATGCGGGCTCACTATCAGCCCTTTGATCAGCTTACGGCAAATAACAAACTTCTCCTGTGGGTGTTCGCGGCTGTAGTACTCGGGGTGCTCCTTCAGGCACTCTCGACGCCGATGTACCGTATACTAGAGGGATATTGGTGGCCCCGACGATGTCAGGAACGGGGGGTTGCTAAACAAAGCGCGCGCAAAAGCGCGCTCCGAGAGGCTCTTAGCGGAGAAGGTCCGGCTGCAGGAAGCCAAGCAGAAGAAAGGCCCACGCTACACGCCGGTTTCGCGCCGGGCGGATCGGCCGAAGGCCAGCCTTTGGCTGGTGCGCAACCATCCGGAGCTCAAAGACAGCTAGATCATGCGGCTGGTCGGCACGACCAAACCCACCATTCAGTCGATACGCGACCGCACCCACTGACCGGTTGGGCGAGAGGTTTGCAAGATGAGCGAATAGCTCGGTTTCCGATTCCTGATACAGAGATAGCTCCGACACGGCTCGGGAACGCGCTGCGCGCGATTGAAACTTATGGTTCGACGCGTTTTTGCTTGGATACACAAGTGCTGTGGTCTGAGCTGTGTTCATTGGTTCCCAAGTCTCTTCAGACGGAGCTTGACCGTTCACGGGCCTGCATCGATTTCTTTATCGCGCTGGTTTACCTAAGCTTTGCTTTTGGCGTGCTGAGTATCGCCGTCGCTTTCGATGGGCGCATGAGACCAATTTTGGTCATTATTGGCTTAATCGCGTTATTCTCCACCATCGCTTGGTATCAAATGGCGATAATAAGCACGAGCTATTACGCGAGCACAGTGCAGGCGCTGGTCAATATTGGTCGGTTTAAACTTGCAAATGAACTCGGCCTTTATGTTCCCTATGAAATTGAGCACGAGCGTCGGATGTGGTGGCTATTGAAGGCATTTGTTTTCCGGAATGAAACCGCTGCCGCACAGGAACTCAATGCCGTATACCGTAGCACGCAGCAAGCCTCGCCTCCCTCTAAGGTTGAAGGAGCGCCTAGACTGGCTCCAGCGGCAGGGGCAGGAGACCAAGACGACGAGGACCCCGAGGAGGGGGAGGACGAATAGCAAGGGTGCGAACGGAGCCCGCGTGTGCGTTTCGCTCCCCCGCAGCGACCAAACAACTTGCCGCGAAAAGCAGACGCGACCCTGTCATGCGCTGATGAATCTATACGCACCGGTCGATGTTAAGATCACTGCCAACCATATCAGACCAACTCGTAGCCATCGGATGATGCGATACCAGGCTGGCGAGTTCCAGCAGAATTCCTTCATCGGCAGAATGCCGGCCAGAACGGGAAAGAGAGCCAGCTTCCACCACCACATTGCATCATTCAATGCCGCAAGCTGCTCGCCCTTGACCGCTTCAAGTGTGGCAGCGGAAACCATCACAAAGCTGAGGAACAACAGAACCTGGCCGGACTTGTTGCCCAGCTCATTAATCCGTCCCGAGAGTTCTTTAGTCTTTTCGTCGTCGGCCATATCGGTGCTCAAAGAATCAAATGCCAAATATATCATCCTTGGTCACGTTCCGCGTTAGCCCCGCGCCATGGATCAATCATGAAATTGGAATGCCGGTGGCGGAGACGTACAGCCCTGAGACGGTCGCAACGACCACAAATTTATAAGTGCCGGGCGGTAGATAGCCGGCGATCATGCCGTTGGCCGTCAGCTTGAGCGCGGTCGGCAATGATAGGTAGGTCGACTGATCCGGCCCGAGCGCTTGCAGCTCGACAGAGCCACTGCTCCACGTCGCCACGGCCGCAACCATGTAATAGCCGCCCTGCAAGGTGAAGGCGGCCGTCGTCGCGCTGATATTGGAAAATTCTTTGCTGTCGACTGCTGATGCCATGAGTTAGCCTGCTCCGCAGTGGTGCTGAAGAAAGTCCATACCTCGTCGCACGTTTCGCGCGCCTTTCAATTCTTCAGTGCCACTGCGGATTATTCCTCACCCCAACGCCGCGCTATAGCCCGTCGTGGACAAGCCAAGCTGTCGCGCGGCAGCGCTGCTATTTGGAAGCAAGCGCGATTGCTGTTGGGCCAAAAGACGGCGGCGGCGCTCGTCATCCGTGGAGGCGGCGACCTCGTCCTCAAGAGTGAGCGAGCCCTGCAGGGCGCTGAAGGCTGAGCTGGCCATTAGCGTTGCGCTTTCGCGAAAGCTTCGCGCGCGGCCGCGCCGGCGCTAGCACCCTCCAGGCGGTCGATCATCCCGAAGTGCCGCTCTGCCTGCTTGGGATTCTTCGCGAGCCAGGCGGGGGAGCCAATGCTCTCGTCGATCGGATTTCCGGCGCGATCGAACTTAACGTCGCGACCATGGACTCTCCGGATCATCTCCAAATCGGCTTGTTCGCGGGTGAGGCCAACGGCCATCAACTCCCCGACGTTCATCGCGGCACGGACATCCATGCTCGCGGCAAGAAATTCAAAGGTGTCAGCCATCTCTTAGCTCCTTATGGTTTGGCGATTGCGAGCCGACGGCGCATTGCGGCCGCGGCCTCTGGGCCATGACTACGTTCTAGGTTTTGGCAGAAAAGCTCGGCTTGAACGGCGATCGGGTGGCTGCCGATACCCTGCTCGATCACAAAGCCGCAGACCGGGTGCCTCTTAGCGTCGAAGCCGCCGATATGTTTCTCGGTCTCCGTTAAGGGTTCATCTGGCGCCGGGAGATCGGGAAAGAGGCGAGCCATTACGCCGAGGCCTGCTTGACGAGTGCGAGGCGCCGCTCGAGGTCTTCGTGAAGAGCAACGGCAGCCGCATGCTTGGCCTCTGCCGCCTTTTCGCGCTCTTCCAGTTTCCGAAGCCGATCGGCAATCGATGCCTTGTGATTTTGCTCTTCAAGCTCAATCCGGCGCATCGCTTCGTCTGAGGTTTTGTGAATCTGCGCATCGGCGCCTTCAAGAAGCTCAGTAGGATTTCCCGCTGCCGCTCGGCTTCCGCCAACATTTCAGCCGCCTTGGCCGCCGCATCGCGATGTTCGGCTGCTGCGGTTTGCAACTTTTCCGCCAGTGCACGCGCAGCCTTCGCATCAGCCAGCACGTTGATGACTTTCATGAACGCCGCGAATTCGTCGGGCTTGGGCGCCTCGATCGGTGGGAAGGCATAAACATTGTTCATCGGGGTCGGTTCTCCGTGGAATTGCGAAAGAGCGCAGCCGGATCCATTGGCAGGCGAGCGATGGCGGCCCTGACCAGGTCCGATGTGGTCACGTTGAACCCGCTTGCGCTGAACCGGCTCTGTAGCTCGTCAAGCGACCGACGATCCTCCGGCAGCAAGCGAACATGCAGCGTGTTGTCTTGTGTGCTCATAACCGCAAAACTAATGCTACCCACAGCAGCGACAACGCACTGGGTCCACAATGCGCGACTACGGCGCGTAGGCCAGCGTCGGGGCGCCGCGGTGGCGCCAGTCCCATAGGTACCAGGCGTGATTGAAGCTGGGCGAGCCGGTGGATCAAACCATCGTATGCGCCGGGTCAGGACGAGCTTCTTGGCAAACGCTGGGCATTCGGCAAACAGATGCCGGCGTGAGGCGGCGTGGTCATAGTCCGTACGGAGCAGCATGGCGACGACGCCGCGTGGATGCATCAACGATAGCGCACGCTCGATAAACTCCCGCGCTAGGGCGTAAGGCGGATTGCTCACGATCGCGTCGACGCGGGGTGGCAAGGTCTGCCGCAGGAAATCCACGCCTTGAGTGATGTCGCTGCCGATTACATCGAATCCGCCTTCGCGTATCGCCGTAACCATCTGGCCGGCGGCGCAACACGGCTCCCATACACGAACGACGCCGGCGAGGTGGCGCAATACACACGCCGTGACCCAAGCCGGGGTTTCGTATCGGTCAAGCGAAGCTCGCTCGTAGCCGCTGCAGCGCTGGCTATGCTGGTCGCTGCGGCCGGCTCGCCACGGAGCTTCTCTGAGCGATTGCGGCGCATCGTACGCCGGACCGCCGACCACTGCCGCGGCGTCCATTGATCCTGGACGCGGGACGAGGCTTCATCGTCGACGCTGATCGTGATCTTCAGACCGAGCGCGGCCAGCAAATTATCCAGCGACACCGGGCCGAGAAAACGCGACGGATGCGGTGTGAGGATCTTTGAACAATGCCGGTCGGCGAGGCCAGCTAGTGCGTTCAGAGTATCCAGGCTGATGTTTAATTGCTCGCGACGCGCCATCAGTGCGGCAATCAATTCGAAATAGGTTCGGCACTCAGTCACCTGCATGCGGAACTGATAAGACGCAGGCCAGCGATGTCAACGCCCACGCTATGTGGAGCAAATAACGCGGCGGCGATCTCCACATGCGGCGGCGATCACCGTGGTGGCAGATCCACGCATGGTGGAGTGAGTACCAGGGAAGGCGGCCGCGAAATTTGGAGATGACCTCGATAGTCTCCCCCGCCGTTCCGGCGGCCTACCCCACTCGGCGCCCCCGGTCGATGGGCGGGGCGGGTGCAGACATGCTGCAAATACAGTGAGCGCTGTCGCGCTAAGCCATTGATAAAGCGAACATACTCTGACTCTGATC